TACGCAGTACGCGGACAACGGACTATGAGGGCCGGAACCAGCATTTCCTTATCGGTCGGGACATGCGCGTCACCTGCGACGGGAACGAAGCGGACTGGATGCTTCTCGAGCGCGTCACCATTGACATCCAGCCAGACGAACCGGTCAAGGTGACAATGGTCGGTGCAGCGACGCCCCGCATTCGCACAGCGTTCGAGGAACCAGACGGACCACGCGTCTCGCCGGAGCGCGAAGCGCGGATTATCGCCGACGTAGAATTTGACGATGACAACCAACTCACGGAAGAAGACATCCGTCAGATCGCTGAGAATGCGGCCGCGCTTTTGTGATCGATGATGCGAAAATACGCTGGACGGCACCGCGCCATGCAGACGATCACATGCCAGACAAGAAAGTCTACACGCTATGGCTCGTGAAACGGGGACCTCGGTACATCACCATCCTGGCGAAGTACGGCGTACGAGGAAAATTCGAGATTGGGTTTCACATCCGGTATCCGCGCAGAGACCGGTGGTTGTTCGCGCCGTGGATTCGCATCGTCGCATGAACCCGCTCCAAGTACGTGGTACGTTGTGCGCCGCATGTGGACTTCGCGATCGTGTCTATCCGTGCGGATGTGGTTGCGGGAACGCGGTCTGCCCGAGACATCAGGCATCATGACTGACTTAGATAAACGCATCGCTGCTGCTCGCGAACTACTGTGTAGCGTGGATGGCCACGATTTTTTAGAGATGGTTCACAGCCGTCGCTGCCGCAAGTGCGGCCTGAAAGAAAGAAATGACTGACCTCGAAATCAAACTCGCCGAGGCTCGCGAGCGGGTTATAAACCATCTTCATAAGCATGGCCTTGTGGGGTGGGATACGCCGCTCGCCGCTTTCGACGCAGCCGCAGCCGTCGCTCGCGAAGTCGTTGCGAAGAAAGACGCCGAGGCTGCTAATTGGGAAGCGGAGGCTCGCAGATTGCATGATTTGTGTGACGAGAAAGACGCGGAGATTGCGCGCCTGGAAATAGAACTAGCTAAAGCAGAGCATACAGCGGACCTTTTGTATTATGCGAGCGCAGCGGAAGGGAACGCCGCCTTAGTTGCCCAAGGCGGCGGGCCTTCTGACGGCAGTAACAACATAGCACAACCCCGCAAGGTGACGGACGCCACGGGCGAGCCTGCCGCGAAGTGAACATCTTCCAACGTGCATGGAACATCGTACGAAAACCGGTGCAACAGGACGTCAAACTCGTTCAAGATCTTGAGAAAACGCCACCGTCTCCAGATCCGATACAGAAATTTGACGCAGAAGCAGAAAAACTAGAACAGGAACAGACTTTACAACCGCCCGACTGATATGGTATCGTTATTTCAGGTGAGGGCCTAGCAGAAACAGTCGTCAGGGGAGACTCCGGCGGCTGTTTTTGTGTTAAAGACAACACATTTTTGGATAGGGCCTAGCCAGAATTGTCAAATAATGCTAAACTTTTTAGCATCCAGTCGCTTGAAAGGCGTTTTTATCATGAAAAACTCTCTGAAAGTCAGTGTTTCAAACAGAAAATTCATGGTAAGAGCCTGTCACGTCGTACCAGCGTCGTTCCGAACGAGTGACGTCACGTGAAAAAGGTCGTTGTCAGACTTTTACCACGTCTCGGACCTCCGACGAACCTCCGACGCGGCGGCGCACACAAAAACCGCTCGAAAAGGACGCGTTCCGAGGAAAATCGGATCGTGATAAACGAATGGCGAAACGCAAAAGAGTAAAAGTCATATCTGCGCGCGGCACCACCGCATCGTGCGGCTGTTATCTGAAGCATTATACGAGATTGTGGGTCTCACGTTCTAATCACGCGTCACACGGCGTTCAGACGCCCGTCAAATGCGCGAATTGTGGCAAAGAGACGACAATACATAGACACGCCCTCGTCAGCGATTAAAAGAATTCGCTCTCTTCTGCAGATTGGAGCGATAGCCGTACGACTTCTGTGCGTGTGGAGACACGCACTCGGTTTGTATCTCACTGTGATCCAGAGCAGACGGCGAATCTGGACATGACTATTCCGGCAGACCTACCCGTCGCATGGCGACGAAGACTTTGGTTGAAGGCCATCAACGTACGACGTGCGAACCTTCACCGACGTGAAACACATCGCTAGAGTCCTTGCCTTTTGCACACTCCTAGTCGCGGGATTCGCGCAGAGTGTTCGCGCTATCAAACCTGCGGTCGCTGCAACGCCGTGTGTCATCACCATTCTCGCCGGTGTCGTTACACTGAGCGGGTGTCAGACGCCGAAACCGACAGCATCTCCAACGCCGAAAGGAACGCCGTCATCTACACCAAAGCCAACCGCATCGCCCTCCATCCGGCCGACTGCTACTGCGACTCCTGTCGCGAAGCCGAGCGCAAGTATCGCTCCGACCGCAGCGCCGACCTTATCGCCGACGCCGAGCGCGAGTCCATCGCTTCAGCCGACCCCTTCGGCAACACCCACCCCTGCGTCTACGCCGACTGCAAGCATTGCGCCGAGCATGAGTCCGTCGCTCGCACCTTCTACAACGCCGTCGTTCAGTCCGTCGCCCTCCTTCGCGCCAACCGCGTCGCCGGTCCCTACACCATCTCTCTTGCCGACGACTTCCCCGGGAATAACGCCCTCGCCGTTTCCATCAGCGAGCGCAAGCGCGACACCATCGCCGACATCATCCGCGACATCTTCTCCGCAAATGACGCCGACGCCAAGTACGTCACCGAGCGCATCTGCGACGCCCTCGCCCGCACCGACTAACTTTCCGTATCCGCAGCAGTGCGTTGAACTGTATCCGACGAGCGTCTTCTGTCAGCCCGTTCCTGCGACGCCGGTAACGAGTGCGAGCAGCGCCGCATGGGATTCTGCGCAAGGTGGCGGAGGCGACATCTCGCCGATTCAGGTCTCTGAAACAGGGCACACGCCCAATGATGGATCGTTTCCGTCCGTCTATGGAACGTACACACCGCTCTTATCCGTGACGGTAGACTGTGATATCGTTTCGTACGGAAGCTATACGTGCATTCAGCACGGCGCTAATCCAAATAGCAAACTGACAACGATAGAAGAGCTCCCCCAGGAACTTATCGTTGAAGGGACCACGGACGCACACTTCAACTATGGCAGCGAGACGCTGAAAGAGACGTTCTCGTGCTGGTTGTGCGGAACGCCGAGCGGTGAGCCGGTCAATCCCATCAAGCTGACTGCTGGTGGAACGTTGCACGTTGGAACGGCTGGCGCGTGTTCGTGGAGCGGTGATGGCACCGGTTGTTCTGGCAGCTACGCGACCAACATCGCCGGCGACCTCGGAAACCTTGACGCGTTAGAGATTCTCGTAGCACTAGCGCAGCCGGACGGTTACATTCACCACGCGATCAAGATCTTTCCGGTCTGCAACGGTACAAATTACGTCGCACCGGCAACAGAGAGCGACGGTCAGTGTGAGCGCGGGACGAACGGTGCGAACATTTCAACGTCGGCCGGTCTTCCGGAAGGCTCGCGCGGTTTGTATCCGCTGACGTTCGCACAAATAGATGCTCTGAGCATTCCGGATTATCAGAAGGTTATCTTGCGTACTCTTCACATGTACGGCACGATTGACTCTGACACCGGATGGGGCGGTTCGTCGTACGCAGCAGCGTTCGCGATGCAAGGTGCGCAGTCGTATCTGCAGATGGGACTCCCCGATGCATGGGCCACGCTCGCCAAGTACGAGCAAGCCGAAGGTAACGGGAAGTATGTCACGGTCAATCCGAACGGCGCACAGAGTTACAATTTCGACATGAGCGGCATCAGCTTCTCTAAGTTGCAATGGTGCAATAACGCGGGATGCAAGTAGATGGCGTTCAACGAGGGGCAGCTTAACGATCGTGCGAGCGTCGTCGCTGCATATACCGCCAGCATCATGATAGGTGCTGCGGTGTTCTACGCAGCGTTCGGAACGGCTACGCTTGCGGGATACAGCGTCTACTTTATGGCGAACGGAACCTTCGTGATCGGACTCACCGGTACGAAGTCTTCGTTCGCGTACACAATCTCGCTTCCGCTCACTTCAGCGTACGAGAATCAAACTGCGTTTCTTGCGGCTGTGACGACCGCACTGAACGCTCTCTAGAAAGCAGACGATGCAGTTCCGCAAAGCCGGGTTCAGTCTTTTCACGATACTCACATTCGTCTTTGCGTTCATGATGACGGGGCCGGTCAAATCGACGACGCTTCCGTATGTCTTCACCGGCGAGTACGCAGCACCCGCAGACGGTGATCCGCTTCAGACCTCTATCGCGCAATTGGAAGCGGATGGTTACGCATCCGTCATATCTAACTCCAGCGCAGTCGTCACTCAGGTGTTTAGTCAAGGTACTCCGAGTCGTTCGCCGCTCGCGACGATGGGACCGGTGTACGTCGTTTCGTCAACGATCAATTCTACAGCGCCGCAGTTAACGTTCGTCACGTCTCTCTACGGAAGTAACCCGTTCAGTGGAACACTTGTCCACGTTCCGACCTGGGCCGTCAATCAATGTGGCGCACTAGATTACAGCAGTTCGTTCACAGGCTGTGTCACGGATTCAACCGATCAGCACATCTCTATCATCGACTTGCTTAACAACGTCATCGTTGACGGTTGGCAGTGCTCGAACAACAGTACGTACAACGGCACCTCGCATGCGGGTGATCTTTATTGCTCGTACGGTCGCACGTATCCAATCGGCTCCAACGGTCTGGCAGAGACGAACACGCCGATCGGTTATTCTGCGCAGCATGCCGGATTCAGCGTCGGTGCTATCACGCTCACGCCGCAAGAAGTTCTTAACGCAGAGGCAGGCACGCCGATCGCACACGCGCTCGGCCTCAACATGGAATGCCTCAACAATCCCAGCCTCTATCCCGCCGATACGACCAGCGCGTCTGACAACACCTGCACTAGCGATACGCCAGGTAACTATCCGCAGTACGGTCTGAACATGCACTTGAAGTCGACGGTGAACATCTCATCGCTCGGCGCGAGTACCGCGTGTCAAGTCATTCTGAAAGCGTATCAGACATACGGCATCTATCTCGCAGATACGGGGAACGATGGCGACAGCATCTTCACGTTCTCTGATTATCCATATCTGGACGATCCATCCGATCCGACCGATCCTTGGCCGACGGTCATTTCGCAGTTAGAGACAACCGGAGATGCGACGGGAACGTATTCCGCGACGAATCCGAACGCAGTCACCTGGCAGAGTTGTCTCAACGACACGACGACGTCAGATTGGGAAATGGTCAAGGTCACGCAAGCGGCCACGCCGTCTCCGACGCCTTCGCCAACAGTTACGCCGACCGCGTCTCCGACGCCGACTCCGCTCGCTTCTATCGTGCCGGGATACGGGTATGCATCACCGACCGCAGCGACCACGAGCATTCCACTCACGCTCACGACGACGCCTCCGGATGCGACGTGGATCTATGTCTCGGTACATGGTCCGGGCTCCGGTGAAGTCTTCAGCGCACCGGCGACCGGTCCGTCATGGACACCGGAACTGACGGAAACAGGTGGAACGGGCGGAACGTCTGCGACGTCTGTATACGGGCGCTTCTACCGCACCGGCGATCCGCTCACGTATCTCTTCACCGGTAACTACGCAGATTATCTTTCTGGGTTCATCGTACCGGTTGAAGGTGCGTCGGCAACGAGTCCGATGACCTGCGTCGGTGCGAACAACGCATCGGCAACGTCGCAAACCTTCCCGAGCATCACGCCGTCTATCGCGAACTCGGTTGACATCGCATCACTCGTTATGAACAACGGCGGTTCTGAAACGGCGACGACTCCGACCAGCTTCTCGCTGATCAAGCACATGAATCCGACGTATCACGGGACCTACTTGTTCTCGTACCAGAGCCCGCCGCTCGCCGCACTCGCACCGAACACGACGCTGAGCACGGCTGATACGGTCACAGCCGTTCAGTGCGTTGTGAACGCAGGCGCAACACCGACGCCGATCGCGACGGCCACGCCGACTCCGACCCCATCACCCACGCCGTCACCGACACCTACTGCATCTCCGACGCCAACTCCAACTCCAACTCCAACTCCCACGCCGTCACCGTCACCAACTCCGTCGCCAACACCGACAGCGAGTCCTACGCTGACGCCCACGCCGTCTCCGACCGCAACTCCTACACCATCACCCACACCGACGCCAACTCCCACGCCGTCACCGACGCCGACGCCAACGCCAACTCCAACTCCAACCGCGTCACCGTCACCAACTCCGTCGCCAACACCGACAGCGAGTCCTACGCTGACGCCCACGCCGTCTCCGACCGCAACTCCTACACCATCACCCACACCGACGCCACAGCCGTCTGCAGCAGCACGCGCCGCGACGCTCGCTGCGAACTTAGCTCAGGGCGTCTATACGTTCTATGCGAATTGGGGCTCAACGCGAACGCTTCCCGCGTACAGCGTCTACTGGACCTACGGCGGGAATTGGGCGATCGCACTGACGGGTGCTGAGTATGATTTCCCGTACTACAGTTTCGCTCCGCTAGAAACGCCGTATGCGACAGAAGCAGCGTTGCAGACTGTTGCAACGGCGAACGCAGTAGATCGTGGCGTGAACTACACGAGTTACATCAAGCAGTTCTACCAAGACTTTCCGCTGCTGGCTAACTACCGTCCAGGCGGGTTGCTCCAAGGTGGGAATTCGGGTATAATAGTGCTATGACAGAGATTCAGGCACTTCACGCTGTCCGCGCGAAGTTCGAGCACGCTGTTCCTGAGATTGTGGAATGGGGCGTCGTTCAGTGTTTTGACAGCGGAAATCCCGTCGCTCGCCTGGTTCGCCAGCAGGACGGTTCGTGGGATGTCGTTTGGGGAGAAATGAAAGCACCGGCCGCGCCGATGCAGATCCCACCTGCTGTTCCTCCGATCGCTGAGGCGAAAGTACCGGCTTCGAGTCCTCCGTTAGAAGAGAAGTAAGATAATGAGCGCAAAAATTCAACTTCCAGAAGAGATTCTGGCGAAGTTCCGTGAGGCCGGTCGTAAAGGCGGTCTTGCGACGAAGCAAAAAGCCGTCGCATCAGGCGACAAGAACTTCTATCGGCGCATCGGAACGCTCGGTGCACGCCGGAAGAGCGCCATTCCTTCAATCACTGATATCACGGACATTTAAGGAGACTTCGTGCTTTCTCAGATCATTCACGCGCTCATCGCGCGCATAGTCGCTGCGGGCGACGCGGAACTGACAACCCTCGGGCCTGAACTGACAGCCAGCGCCGCAGCCGCGAATGTCAAGTTCGGCGACGTTGCGGTGACGCTGATCACGGACGGTTTGCAGAAACTGGCGACTTCCGAACCGGCGATCGCGCAAGAAGTCACGCTTCTGACGCCGTTCATTCTGCAGTACGTCAAATCGGAAGAGCCTGCGATCATCTCGCTCCTTGGTGGAGACGAAAAGGCGCTCATCGCAGTTCTGATCGCTCGTGCGCAGCAGATTCTCGCAAAAATCTAAGAAGTAGACAGCCGCCCCGAAGAGAACAGAGGGAAACTTCTGTTCTCTTTGTATTTTCGATCTCGTGCCGGTAATAGAACGACAGATCCTACCGTGGCAGGCGGAATGGATGAACGAAGATGCGGACATTGTCTGCCTTGTCGGTGGACTAGCGTCTGGGAAGACATTCATCGCCTGTAATTGGTTCGTGGATCGGTGCATGAGATTTCCGTTGGCGAATCATGCGGTGGTCGGAAAAGATCTTCCGCAGTTGAAGCGTGGAACGCTGGTCTCTTTACGGGGTGAGTTAGACAACCGTGGGATTCCGTATTCATACAATTCGGCGTCCGGCGAAATACGCCTCAAGAACGGATGCAGAATAGCTGCGATTTCTGCGCAGAACTACCGTGCGTTCCGCTCTTTTGAGGCAGACACGATCTGGTGCGACGAGCTTTCTGAATGGGGTCCGTCGGCAGAAGAAGCGTTCACGCGCTTCCTCGCGCCACGTCTTCGTTACAGCCCGAACGGCAAACGCTACGAAAAGGATATGAAGCTCGCGCTTCGTATCACGACCAACCCTCCGATGACGACGAGTCATTGGTTGTACGGTCTCATCGTGACGAACAAGTTCTGCAAATGCTACAACGTCGGTCTCCGTGATAACTTCTTGATGCCACAGCACGAGCAGTATATCGCGCGCCAAGAGCGTACGATGTCACCCGACCTATGGCCTCTCCTAATAGACGGCCAATGGGGCAACGTCGGTTCCGGTAACGTCTACAAAGGGTTTTCACGCCGTACGCATTGCAACGACCCTGCGCGGCCGCTGCCGCCCATTGCGATGGATCCTAACAAGGAAATACTCTGGTCGCTCGACTTCAACGTCGCGTTGATGTGTAGTGTGATCGGGCAAGTCTACGTTCAGAAATCGCTGTACGATCCGCAGCTTCACCAGCGTAATATCAACCGGCCCGTCACGGCCATGAACGACTACAAGCGGAAAGAAGCGCCGGACTATCAGGACGCCATCTTCTACATTCATGAAGAGATGCGGCTGAAGAATTCGTCGTCGCCAGAGGTCGCTGAAGCGTTCATCGCGCGTTACGGGGAGCATGCGCGCCGCACCGGTGTCGTACTGTACGGCGACGCATCGGGTAGCGCACGCGCACAGACGATGCACAGTCAATCGTCTGCGAAGTCAAACTGGGCCATCATCATTCAAGCGTTGCAGCAGGCGGGCATCAAAGTCAGCTTGCGCCTTCAGTCTGCGAATCCGACGGTGTGGGACCGTATCAACGCTGTCAAAAGTCAACTGATGACGAAAGATGGTCCAGGCCTCTTTATCAATCCAGACCGTTGTCCGTATCTCGTTGTTGACTTAGAGTCTGTCTCGTGGAAGCAGGGCGAGAATGTCATTGATCAGGATACTGATCCGACGTTGACTCACTTATCGGACGCGATGGGTTACATGATCTGGGTGGAGAGAACGTTGAGAAACGGTTTCGCAGTGAATTGGCAGAACCCCCTGACGCCATAAGGTGTTTTTCCGCGTTCGTGGAAGGTAGATCTGCGTGGCGTTCACAGACTTAGAAGTCCTACTTGATAAGAAGGGCCTCTATCCCAAGGGTACGACCGAACGATTCAAGCACATGGACGCTCTTGAGCGCGTGCTGAACGGTTCTATCTTTGATGACGCGCTAGATGTTCCGTTCGATCAGGAAGAAACGTCTGGTAAGACGTACATTCCGCTGAAGCAGCGCCGACCCGCGTTGTTTTACAACATGGCGAAAGTCATCACTGATCACACAACGTCGTTGACGTTTGGTGAGGCGCATGCTCCCGCAGTGCGGTTGAGCATTGAAGACGATGATGATAGTGAAGAACTGTCAAAACGTCATGAGACACTTGAGCAGCTAATAGAAACGATTGAACTAGACGCCATCATGGCCGAAGCGATGCATGTTGGTTCGGTCGGTTCAGTCGCCATCATTCTACAGGCTCTTCCGAACAAGCGTCCGTGGTTTGAAATAGTTGACGGCAAGTTCTGCACGCCGTTCTTTGATCCGCGTGACCCCACGACGTTGCAACGTCTGGAACGTGTTTTTTTCTGTACGCAGTCAGAACTAGAAGCGGCCGGTTATGACATTGAAGAGACCGACGACAAAGGCGAGCTCAAGTACAAGCCAGGCAAACGCTACTGGATTCGTATTCTCTATACTGAGCGAGATGAAATACGTTCTTTTCCAATGGTTGAAGAACGGTATGAGCTTCTAGGCGAAGATGATCCTGACGATGTTACGAAGAAAGTAAAATGGATCGTTGATGAAGAGCGTTCGTACACGAACGACTTCAGCTTCATGAATGTTCTGTGGATTCGCAATCTTGATCATCGGCGCAACGTGGACGGCAAGTGCACGTTCGCTCCTGTCATTGACCACATGATTGAGATAAGCTATCTGCAATCGCAAATAGGTCGCGGATATCGCTACGCAGCAGATCCGATGATTGTTATCTCTCGCGGCGAGCTGAATGCGTTAGATCCGATCGGTGGCTTCTCTGGTGGCACGACAGCGCAGTCAACGCCAATTCAGAAATCGCCGGCACGCGCCATTGAACTGAACGGCGATGGCAAAGCGTCGATGCTTGAAATCACCGGCAACGGTTTGAAGAACGCAGGCGAACATGTGCGCATGCTTCGTGAGTACGCGTTCGAGATCATTAGCGGTATGAAGGCGGATCAACAGCATGCAGGCGGTGTGCACTCAGGCCGCGCGTTGGAGTATCTGCACAAAGCGCTGATCTGGCTCGTTGAGCGTTTCCGCGTTTCGTACGGCACGCGCGGCTATCTGCCGCTGCTGAAAATGGTCATCCAAGGAATCAAAGACGGCGTCCTCGCGTTTCCGCGCGTTGAAGAAGTCCATCTTGATGTTGATGACAGTATGCGTTTGGTCTGGCCGCAGTGGGAAACTCCGACCGGTCAAGACTTACTCGCTACGCTGCAAGCTCTTCAGATCGCCGCCGGTGGTTCGCCGCAGACGCCGATTCCGCTCGTACCGCGCGAGTACGTCAGTCAGAAGTCCGCCGCTGCGATTGGCGTAAGCGATGGAAATCGCGCAGCAGCACAGCTTATTCACGATCATGGCGATCTACCCTTACCTCTTGAACTCCAACAGCAGCAGGTAGAGATTCAAGACAAGACTGCGGACGCCGCAGTGGAATCTGCTAAGAACAAGGGGAATGATTCCTCGAAAGGAACGTCATCTAAGTAATATGGACAGTAAACTCTATCCGTTCGATCTTCAACTCTTCAGCGAGGCTGACGACGCAGCATCGGCAGCAGCGAAAGCGCAAGCCGATGCGGACGCAGCCGCCGCAAAAGCGAAAGCCGATGCAGATGCCGCTAAAGATAACAAGAAAGACGAGGACAAGTTTGATCGGTCGTACGTCGAACGTCTCCGCCGGGAAAAAGCCGAAGCTGAAACCGCAGCCAAGGCTCTCCAAAAAGAGAAAGACGATCGTGAGGCAGAAGAAGCCAAGAAGCGCGGAGATTATGAAAAGCTCCTCGCCTCTAAAGACAAAGAGCTCGCCAAAGCTCGAGAAGAATTCAACGCGGAACTTACTAAGCGAGATCAGCGCCTGGTGCGTACTGAGCTAAGAGCTGAAGCGACTGCGGCAGGCATCATCGATCCGGACCTCATCAGTCTGGTTGACATGGATCTTGTCAAGTTCGAAGACGGCGAGCTCAAGGGCGCAAAGACCGCAATAGAAGCTCTGAAGAACGCGAAGCCGCATCTCTTCAAGAAAGTCGAAGACGCGACTGAAGATGAGGCAGATAAAAACCGCCGCAATCGCAACATTGCGCCGAACGGCGGAGACAAGAATAACAAAGAAGTGAAAGACTCGCATCAACTGAGCAGCGAAGATTTCGAAAAACTCTGGGGTCGAGCCGGAAAGGCGTAGTTTGAAAATGCAACTCGAAGATCCGTGGATTTATCCACGGGTCAAAGCTCTTCGCGACGAGCACGGAACTATCGCAGACGCCGCAGCAGCATTCGCGAAACAGTTCGGTCTCAGTTATGATGCAGTTCGTGTGCGTATGCAGCACACGTTCAAGGGAGATTTCGTCAGTCGCATTCCGTTAAGCTGGCGTCTTCCGTGGCCGTATGATCTGTACGAAGATCGTGCGTGCGATGAAAAGCGTTTGAAATTAGTATTTCAAAAAGGGCGCATCCTCGTCAACAGCGATGGACTCATCGTCAAGTCGCCAGCGGAAACGTTCGATCCGCCGCACGATGTTCGGCGAGATAACATGATCACCGATGCGACGGGTTCACAACTCGGTGACGAAGTTGAATCCAACGTACTCGAGCCGATCTACGACGCGCGAGAAGTACCTCAAACAGTAGACGAGCTACTCGCAGGGTTTGAGCGAGCGCAAGCGGAGAAGAAACTCCACGACCGTTCGCAAATACGCTGCCGAGTTGATTTCCGCGATCAGAACCTACCGATCGCCGTCATGGGATATAGCGACGTTCATTGGGGTAGTGAAGACGTTGATTACAACGCCATTCGCCGTCACGTTGAACTTCTGAAGACCATTCCTAACCTCTACGCGTTCTGCTTAGGCGACGTCAACGAGTTCGCCAAGTTGAAACACCGAGGTGCTGTAGAAGGCCAGATCCATTCCCCCACAGTCCAAGCGCGCGCCGCTCGGGCTGTTTTCTTAGAGACGTGGGAGAAGTGGCTGACGGTCGTCCTCGGAAACCACGATATGCGGGTCTTCTTGGAATCTGGATTCGACATCGGTGAGTATCTCATCGGAGAAGTGCCACCCGGCAAGAAGCGCATTCCGTTCATGCGCGACGGCGGTCTCGTCACCATTGAGCTAGGTCAGCAGGTTTACACGGTAAATGTGTTTCATGGTGATAGTGCGTTCGGCACGCGTTTCAACGAGAATCACAAAGGACGTCAAACGGCTCGTCTCGTTGACGGTCGTACGGATGCGCAGTTCAACGGCCACACTCACAATCCAGCCGTACAGGACACTTCAGAGCCGAGCGATGATATGCAAGGCGCACGGAGCGCCGTGTATGTCCAGTGCGGATCTTACAAGGTACTAGGTGACGACCACGCACGTCGTCGCAAGTATCTGGAAGTGAGCGACGTACAGATGGGTACGATCATCGCCTTCCCAGACACGCATCGTATCCTCGGATTCAAGCGTGTCGAAGAGGCAGTCGTCATTCTCAACGCGTTGACAGAACACTACGAACGCGGCGGTTCTATCACGGATTACATGCCGTGAGTTGCGTCGTCGCCTTAGTTGGTGACGACGGCCGAGTGTATTTCGGCGGTGACAGCGCCGCGACAGGCGGAGACGCGATTGAAATACGCCGCGACTCTAAAGTGTTCATCAGAGATCAGGTTCTGTTCGGGTTCCAGAATTCGTTCAGAGTCGGCCAGCTTCTTCGTTATTCTCTCGTTGTTCCGAAGAGAAGAAGAGGAATGGATCTGAATCAGTACATGTGCACGACTTTCGTAGATGCTGTCTATGAATGCATGAAAGCTGGCCGGGCACTTGGGAACGATGAAGAGGATGAAGACGCACCGGCTGTCTTGAACAGTTCGCAATTCCTTGTCGGCTATGGGGGAAGAATTTTTCGCATAGATGGGGACTTTGCTGTTGCAGAAGTTGGAACTTTGTGGGATGCTATCGGTAGCGGTGGTGATTCTGCACGCGGCGCACTTCTCGCGCAGGATTTAGTGATAGCTACAGCGAAACGCAACAAGCGGGCATTCACATACACGCCAGAACAACGGATCTTGGACGCATTGACTGCGTCTGAAAGACTTACGCCAAACGTACGTCGTCCGTTCTCAATCATTAAGTCGCCCGAAAAGTGAGTAACAATGAAAAGAGCTCTCGTACTAGGTGCCGGTGGGTTCATCGGCAGTCATCTCGTCAAGCGTCTTAAAGCAGAAGGCTATTGGGTTCGCGGTGCGGATCTGAAGATTCCGGAATTCTCTACCGGTATGACCGACGAGTTTTACCTCTACGATCTTCGTGAACAACATAACGTGCGTCGTCTGTTTCGCGACATGCAGGATGCGGAGGTCTATCAACTCGCGGCTGATATGGGCGGCGCAGGGTACATCTTCACCGGCGATCATGATGCAGATATCATGCATAATTCTGCGACGATTAATCTGAACGTCTTGGACGCAGCGAAGAACATCGGCGTCAGTAAGATTTTCTATTCGTCGTCTGCGTGCATCTATCCGGCGTACAACCAGCTAGATCCAAATAACCCGAACTGCGCAGAAGATAGCGCGTATCCGGCCGAGCCTGACAGTGAGTATGGCTGGGAGAAGCTCTTCAGTGAGCGGCTCTACTTATCCTATATGCGCAACTATCACATGGAAGTTCACGTCGCCCGTTACCACAACATTTTCGGTCCTGAGGGAACGTGGCAGGGCGGGAAAGAGAAAGCACCGGCAGCACTCTGCCGTAAGATCGCTCTCGCGGAAGACGGCGACTCCATTGAAGTCTGGGGTGATGGGGAGCAGACTCGTTCATTTCTATATATCGACGAGTGTGTAGAAGGCACGCTGCGGTTCATGCGATCCAATGCGTCGGGACCACTCAACATCGGTTCCGAGGAGATGGTCACGATCAATCAACTCGTCTCCATGATCGCATATATCGCCGGGAAGAAGATCTACATCAATCATGTGGATGGCCCGCTCGGTGTGCGCGGTCGCTCCTCTGATAACGCTCTCATAGAGAAGCAGATCGGATGGAAGCCGACGACAAAACTCTTTGAGGGTCTCGTCTCTACATACGCGTGGATCGAAGAGCAGGTGAAGTATGCGCATAGCCTGGTCTAAGTTCGGAGCGGCGATGACGTACGGTTCTGACGCACTTGTCGGACCGAGCGGCGGCACGAACCTCAAGAGTCGTTACATCAGACAGCTTCTCGCGATGGGCCATGACGTGTTCCCGATCGTACCGATGACGCGTAAGAGCGAACCGTGGCCTGGATCACCGGAAGCAGATATCACCACTGCAGACCTCGTCATCGTTGAGGAAGGTCCGAATAGTCTTCTCTCGCATTATCGTGGAACGACTGCGATTCAGTATCTGAACGAGCAGTTAGCGCGTTACGAAGGTCCGGTCATCTACATCCAGAGCGATCCGGACCTCCCGTTTGCGTTCTTCCCGGAAGCGTTCACGCCGAAGTATTACACCGGTCCGACGCACGCTGATCTGATGCGAAACAAGAAATGGCGTGTCGTTACGTGCTGTCGCAACATTCCGGAATTTAAGGCCGCGAACAACGGGCGGCGGTATCAGTACGAGAATCTTCCTGATGTTGAATTCAAGGTCGTGGAGCTTCACAACGTTCTCGCTGACCCTGAGTCCATTCAGCCGCGTAACTACGACGGCATGAGATCTTCTACATACAACGTAGGCGCGTATATCGGCGGAGATCGTCGCTTCTGTCGCAAGATGGTGGAGTACGGCGAACACTATGCGATGGATATCTACGGTAAGTGGAGCGAAGAGAAACTCGCGCGTATCGAATACACGCAGTTCAGATACAAAGGCGTTCTCCCTGACGGTCAAGTTCTGAAGACGTATGCAGAGTATTTCCACAGCCTCGCGATGGGCAGCCCGAAGTACGAACGCGTCGGTCTCGTTTCCGCACGTCTGTGGGAAGCAGCGTTCGCCGGTAACTATCCGCTTCTTGACAGCGATCTACCCGATCCGACAAACGGTCACATCATTCGTGTTACACCGCAGACGATTCGTGAAGTGATCGGTACGCAGTCTCGCGCGTGGTGGTGGGACAAAGCAGAAGAGCTTCAAGGACTTCTGTTGATTGAGGCTGACAAACATCCGACGGTTCCGGGTATGTTAGAAAACTTCGTCTGACAAGAAGGGGAACAGGAACAAGACTTGAATTATCCGTGTGAAAGAGTCTTTGAGAGGGGACTCCCGGTAAGCTGACACCCGGCACAGGCCGTGACGCTTTCCGGTACGGACACTCGGCACAGGCCGTGACGTAGACCTCCAGGTTGGTAACTGAGGAGTTTCTACTTCACATGGCTTTCGAGAATTTCCCCACCGTTCTGCAGCCGATCTTTCAGCAAAACATGCTGGACCGTCGCTTCCAGGAACAACTCAAGATGCTCGGCGCATATCGCAAGAGCGTCTATCGTCTTCCCGTAGAGAAGCGGAACGGCGAAACCATGATCTACTCTCGTGCGGGCCGCATCGCGCCTGTACTTGACGACATTGTTCCGTCGACCAACACCGGTCTTGATAACGGTCTCACCGGTATCGGCGGTGTCGGCGCTGGCAACCCGACGTATCCGTTCGAGCAGTTCGCTGTTGGAATCGGTATGCGTCCGTACTTCCTTGACCTGAATCTCATTCAGGAAAAAGAAGTCATCGCTGACCTCTTCAAACAGAACGTTGACAATCTCGCAGAGAACGCGGCGCTGTCGCTGGATCTCTACGCGATGCAGACGGCGTTCAAAGCGTATCTCTCGGGCAACTCGTTTGCGCTCGGATCGTCTGCGACCAGCGGTGGTAACACGACCGTTCACATGGACAATGTGTACGGCCTTGATGCGGCTTTCGCGACTGTCACGATCAACGGATCGGTCTTCCCGTACGGTATGCCTGCGGCGGTTTCGCCGAGCAATCCGCTCGCTGCGACGCTGTATCCTGCTGCCGGTGGTTCCACCGCGATCAGCATCATCGGCATTGCGTACGACGGCACCAACGTAAGCTCGCTCGCGGGCCTGCAACTCGGTGCGTCGGGTACGATCACTATCTCGGGCACGGCGGTCACGCTCGCTGAAGGCGATGTCGTTGTCGCTGGCGATGCGCCTTCGGTGTTCCGTCCCAATGGCAAAGAATCGGCGTACGCGCTGGATTCGACCGACACGGTCGGTGCGCAGTTGATCCTCAACGCGGTTGCGGAACTTCGCGCGAACGGTGTCAAGCCTCCGCTCGGTAACGGTACGTATCCGTGCTACATCGATCCGCTGGTTGACGCGCAGTTCTTCACCGATCCGCAGTACCAGATCATGAGCCAAGGGCAGTTCCAGTCTCCGGACTTCCACAACGGTCGCGTCTCGCAGAACTTTGGCGTGACCTTCGTGCCGACCACGAACGCCCCGAGCTTCTCGCTCACGAATCACGCGTCGTTGCCGATTCATGTACGTCACCTCATCGTCACCGGTGACAAGTACGTGCAAGAGTCTCCCTTCGCCGGTACCATGGAAGCGATTCGCTCCATGCCGGATATGGGTGTGGCGGACTACCGCTTCGTGGACGACATCGTCATGGTTAACCGTCTGCCGCTCGATCGCGCTGGACAAATCATGTCGATGGGTTGGTACTACATCGGCGGGTTCGTCGCTCCGACGGACGCAACGATCAACTCGACGGTGGTTCCGTCGGCGTCTGCCGCACGCTACAAGCGCGCCGCAGTTGTCCAAGTGGCTGCGCAAAGGTAGCCACTAAAGGCTAAGAGAAAAGAACCTCTATGAAGAGTAGAGGTTCTTTTCTTTTATGAAGAAACGATTCAGCGGTGAGTCTGGTAATTGTCAGAAATGTGGAGTGTGGCGTAGACGACTTCATCACGATCACATCATTCCGTATTTCAAAGGCGGCACAGATGATGTGTCAAACATCCAACTACTGTGCGCGAACTGTCATCAAGACAAAACAGCACTAGATCTTAAGGGTAGAAAAGCGCATCCTAATTCAATAGAGGGCGCACGACGCGCGAACACCGGCAGACCACTCACAGAAGAACACAAAGCGAAACTTCGCGCAGCGACTATCGCGCGTCCTTACCCTGAATCGACACGCGCCGCTACAAAGGCTCGGATGCAAGGAAATCAACTCTCTAAGGGACATAAGAGAAGTCCGGAGCACCGAGCGAACTGGACCGCGTCTATGAAAGCTAGTTGGGCGAAGAGGAAAGCCGCGAAGGCAGTAACAGTAGATCAGCAAAGCGAAGCAAATTCTTCAACCCTAATAGAGGAGTGTCATGGCTAAACTAGATTCAAGCGCGCATCCTGGCGGACCGGCTCTCAATCCTGGCTACACGGCGAATGTTACGCCGTCAGGTGCTCTTGATGAGAATAACTTAGCGGGCACTGTCACGCCTGCGAAGTCGTTCAGTGTTGTGTGGAAAGGCGCTACGATTCCTTTCTATTCTGGAATGCCGCGCATCGTCGCGCCGGATCTTCTTGCGTATCTGAAGACGCTCGGTGGTTCTGCGAACGCGCACGCAACCGGAACGGTCGGTGGCACGTTCGCCACCAACGACACGCTCACGACCACCATCGCAGGGCACGCAGTTCTGTATACGGTTGTCGCTGGCGACACGACCGACGCACTTATCGCTACGCACGTCGCTGCTGCGATCAATGCGAACACGACCGTAAACAAACTTGTCATCGCATCTGCGGCAGGCGCAGTCGTCACTGTCACCGCGATCGCTGACGGCGTCGCTGGTAACGCCATCACGTTCGCGTGCACCAAAGTTTCGTCCGCTGGTACCTACACCGCATCCGGTGCGGATCTCGCTGGTGGCGTGAATGGGACGTACATCATCTAATGATCGCTAAAACACAGAAGGAAGCTGACGCGGCGAAGGTTGATGTCATCGGCATGCTACAAACGCAGAAGCTGATCACTGACACATACAAGCCGACGGCACCGATTGAAGGGATGGAATTCGTTGAAGTCCCTAATCCTAAAGAGTACATTGCTCTTGACGACATTCGTACTACGACTCTGTCGGGTCCGATGCTTATTCGTAGAGGTCAGCACATCACGCACCCGCGTACGATTCAGATTCTACTAGACGCAAAGGCTAACATCCGAGCGATCAAGTAATGGCTCTCGATCTTGCGACGAAAGCGTCCATCCGTCGACACTTAGGACTCCCGGCAGCGGGCAGTCCTCTCGGCGGTTATACGCTCGGAATTCGCACGGTCACGCGCGCTGGTCAGCTTGAATATTACATGAACTCGCTTCAGCTTGAAGAAGAAGCGATCATCCTCGGACAGCCGTATGCGGCATACGCGATTCTTGATCCCGTCGCTGTCGGTGATACAATCACGACTATTGTCACGCCGCCGAACAACGGTACCCCCGTCACGTACGCGTATCAGATAGAATCTGGTGACACAGGACAGACGGTCGCGTACAAGCTCGCAGCGAACATTCAACTTCTGTTGTCGAACGTTTTCGTGACGCCGTCCAATCTGTTGATACCGGCGCAGGTTTCCTTCCGGAGCCCAATCGGTACGTTCCTCGTCACGCCAATGGTTACGCGCGCCGGTGGGACGCCAACGACCGTTCTCGTACAAGCAGCGAACGGCTCTACGTATCCGACGCCACAATATCAAATCACAGACAGCCCCGTTACGATGGCGTACGGTCTGCTGCCGGTGTGCGATGCGTTGGAATCGCAGCTATTGAATGCGGCGCAGAACATGTCGTATAGCGACGTCGGCTCGACCGCTACCGGTGCGGCTACGTTCCGCAAGGATGAGCTCATTGTGCGCAGCAGCATGCTGCAACGCTATCGTCACGAGCTCGGCGTGATGCTGTCATTCTTCCAGCCAGACTCCGTGTCAGGGATACCCTCGTTCGGGATTGAAGTCTAATGGGTATCGCGGCCCTTGATAACGCGCTGCGCCGAGGTTTAGGTAAAGCAGGCGAGGTTATCGGTACGACGTTCAGCGTCTATCGTTTGGGTGGAACGTCCGGCACGCCGAACGGCGCTGCGAATATCATTGATCCGCTGAACCTCATCAACGATAACTATTTCGCGCGCATCGTCCATCAGAAACCGCCTGTCGTTATTGAGACAGAAGAAGTCTATCGTCTCTACTACATCGGTCTCTGCGATACGCGTCAGCTCAAAGTCGGCGATGTCTTCGTTGAAACGGGCCCGGAGTTAGCTGACACACCAGATGGCCGCGTCTATTTCCTCAACGACGTACAGCCGTTTCTTCCGCCTGTTTTCACGCGCGTAGAGATTTTCGGAACCATCACGCGTCCGCATGGCGACGGCGCTTCTGAGCAGCCGATTCAGGGTTACGACGGGTATCAGGGCGAGAGCAAGTTCACGGAAGAGATCATCACGCTCGGCGATAGTCTCTACTCTTTCGCAACGTCTGGGACGCCTACCGTCATACCAATGGGTATTCAGCCTGCGAAGCGTATGGGATCACAGCAGGACATCAAGTTCCCAACAGCGACGCATCGTGGACTTTACATGGCATCATGCCCGCTTCTTCCCGGCGTACAGATTCAGCCTGGCGACTACCTGTCCGATCAAAACGGAAGTCGCTACGTCATCCATGTTCCGCACGCACAGACGGTTGGGAATCAAGGCATTCAGATGCTTGTCGAGAGCGTCTTCACGTAATGGATGTCGTCGAGGATTCCAAGAAATTCGCTTCTGAAAACGCTGAGAAAATAAAGCAGTTTCAAGAGCGTGTCGAGGGTTTGCAAAACGAACACAGAGACGCTACAATTTCTGCAGAGGCGAAGTTCACAGAGTGGCTTGACGAGCTTCATCTGCCGTCGTATCCGAATACGAGTTATTGGGCCAAGTACGGTCCGATGCTCAACGGAAAAATACGCGCCTGGCATTATGAAGATTGTGAAAAGCGTCTGAACGAAGTTCTGTCTCAGATAGATTCTGAGTTCCTCTCGCGCATAGAGGAAATTGAAAGAGAGTACTTCGGGTGAAGGTAGTTATCGCAGACGACTCGTCCATCATGCGTAAGAACTGCATGAGCATTGCGAAGCAGATCGGACTAGAAGTTGTCGCTGAGTGCGAAGATGGTGCGAAGGCGCTTGAAGCGATCAAGGCGCTGAAGCCTGACGTCGCGATCGTTGATTACATCATGCCGTATTTAACAGGCGGCGAGATCGTTCGGTACGTGCGCGAGCACAAGCTACCGACGAAAGTTATCCTCGCGACGTCTATGGGGCAACGAGCAGCGGCGTTTGACCCGACGAACAAGCCAGATGGTATCATCATCAAGCCGTTCGTAACTGCGATCATGCGTTTAGAAATAGCCCGAGCGTTTTCATAATGGCAGCAGGAATTGACGCGGTCTTAGATAACCTAGCGCAGACGACCGTGAATAATATTCTTGCGCCATATCAGCCGAATCTCACACCGCCGTATCAGAACACGAGCCCGCTCGCTGGCGGTATTCCATCGACGCTCATCACAGCCGGTCATCCGATTCAGATCAAAGTAATGGAGCGTCTTGAAAACAAGATGAGCCAAGTATCGATCTACGATGCGCCGCCTGAGAAGATCTTTCCGTACGTTAATGCAATGCCGGTTAGTACGGACGGAGAAGGCAACGCGATCGTAGAGACAGCCGCGTCATCTAAGAAAGTTATCTTTGAGATCTGGACGTACGATCGTACGTCGCTTGCGAAGATACGCAACATCTTGCGATCGCAGCTAGGCGACTTCTTCCGTCAGACAGAAACGGACGGAACGATCTCTCTGTTTCGCTACAATCAAGACGTCCCGATGTTCAATGAGCAAAAGGATTCTGTCTACATCGTTCAGCTTCATTACATGTGCGATTTCACTGTCACGACGACGCGTTATGCGGGCACTGAAGTGACAGAAGCAAGCCTGACAGTTACTGAAGAAACGACAGGTGGCTCTGAGATCGCATCTCAAACTTTCACAGTGACTTAGAGATGAATGTCAACGAAGGGCAAGAACAGAACACAAACGAACAATTTCAGTCCTAGGGTACTCTGAGGAGATTTAATCAGTGGCAGTTTTGAATGCAGCGGGGACCGGCGTTGATGACGTTTATATCAACGTACTACCTCCTCAGCCCGTACTACTTTCTGGAACGGGACTCTTTAACGGTGCGACCGTCGGTGCTGCATCTTGGGGTCCTGTCAATACGCCGATCACGGTTAACACGCCTCAGCAAGCTCTTGCGACTTTTGGCCCTCCGATCAACTCTGGTTTTGACATCGTTCAAGATGCAGCGTTGTTTCTCAATCAGGGTCCTGCCGGTGGCGTGACGTGCGTCCGTGTCGCCGGAACTGGTGCGACGACGGCGACGGGTACCATAGAAGATTCCGCTTCCGCTGCGGGTGCGAACGGTACTGCGCTTTATCCAGGTTCTTTTGGTAGCCAAATAGTCGTCACGATCGCAGCCGGTAGCAACAGTGCGACCGGTGCATTGACGTGGAAAGTCTCGACGCAACTCGGTACGCAAGCTGCGCAAGTTTGGGATCGCATCCCCGGTCAAACCGGCGCTGTCGCGTGGGCTAACATCATTTCAGCAGTCAACACCGGTTATCGCGGTGCGCCTCCGTCTAACTGCGTGAGACTCGCACTTCCGTCAACGCCGTCTGCGTTGCTTCCGGTGGCACAGAGCGTTACGTTCACCGGTGGGTCTAACGGCGCGGCTCTCACCACGACTCAGCAAATCGGCGTTGACGGCGGGTCCGGTTCACGTACCGGCATGTACGCGCTGCGCGGCACTGGTTTCGATACGGTATGGCTCGCTGGTAACTCCGACTCTACGTCGTGGGCAACGCTCCTCGCTTTCGCAAAGAGCGAGGGCGGTGAGTGCATCGGTTCGTTCCCACTCGGTACGAGCGTTGCATCCGCAGTCACGGCAAAATTGTCGGCTGGTATCGACGATCCGCAGATGATCCTCCTTCTTGGGTGGGTCACGTATCTTGACACGCAACTCAACACGAACGTAACGTTCGCTCCGTCTGGTACGGCGGCGGGTCTCATCTGCAGCGTACAGCCGCATCAGTCGCCCGGTAATCGCCAGGTGTACGGTCTGCTCGGTACGGAGCAGACGCTCGGCACGAATCCGCAAGGGTTTAGCTACAGCGACCTCACGACGCTGGAAGCCAACGGCATCAACACGATCACGTCGCCGATTCCTTCGGCAAACGCGCTCGGTCTGCGTCACGGTAAAAACACGTCGTCGAACTTCGCGACGAGTGAAATCCCTTACGCACGCAAGACGAACTCCATTGTCCGCGACCTCAGCGGTACGGTCATGGGTCAGTTCGTCAATCGTCTCCAAACGACGCAGACCAACGATCCGCTTCGCAACGGCGTACTCGCTGCGCTGAACGGATACTTTGGTCCGCAAGTTTCAGAGAACACGATCGACGCGTACAACGTCATCTGTGACTTGACGAATAACACCCCACAGACCATCGCGGCCGGTCAGTTGTTTGCAACGGTCATCGTTCAGTACCTCGCGGTCGTGGATACGTTCACGATCAACCTCACCGCAGGGCAGACCGTCAGCGTGACGGCTCAGAGCACTGCCGCAACCGCCACCGGAATCCAGTAAGGGAAGGATCTTAGATGCCTACTAGCGGAAAGTTTAACATTGGTCGCGACCTTGCGGTCTCGATCACCGTTAACGGCAACGTCATCAGTGAGTTCGGTCTCACGACTGACACGCATTTCCAGCCGCAGTGGACTGAAGCCAAAGTTCGTCCGACGAACAATGGTGGCGTCTTCGTCGTGCGGCCGATCTTCGGTGGCTACCAAGTCGACCTCACCTTCGCCCGTCAGAATGGCGTCGGTGACGATCTCGCGCAGTTCCTGGAAGACGCATTTGAAAACGGCGATCAGGACCCTGTCGTCACGATGCTGGAAACGGTTCGCAACGACGACGGTTCGGTCGATCAGTACAACTACATCGGCGGAACGTTCTATCCGACGGACCTCGGTTCGTATAAGGGCGTTGACGAAGTAAGCCAGACGTATCGCTTCTTCTTCCCGCAGCGTCAGTCGGTCAGCGGATCGTCTGCACAAACCACCCTCGGAGGGCAGTCTCTAACCTAATGGCAAGTTTTCTCGCCTCCATCGCGCTATTCGTTCAGCTTCTTGCGGCGAGTGCGCCCACTAAGAGTTTCAAGGTTCTCGGTAAGACTGTTTCTTTTACGCTCAGCGCACAAGGGGCAGTCACCGGACCTATCGGTAAGCTCTCGCTCGCACAAGTTTTGGCGCTTATCCCGGTTCTTCTCGCTGGTCAGCCGATCAACGAGCCGTTCCGTATCGGCGCGGATCTCTATCAACTGACGGTGTCAGTTTCGTAACTCCGAACTTCTTTCACACGAAATTTCAAAACTCAACAATCAAACGGAGAAAATAGCATGGCGTCTGTGAAGACCCGCCCTGCAGGATCGGTTGAACCGGGCGTCGATAGCGATGCACCGGTCGCTCCTGCTGAGACCTTTAAGTTCACGCTCGCAAACGGTACAGTCATCGTCTGTGGGAAACCGCGCGGCGTTCTCAAGCTGAAGATGCGCGACATCCTTCCGCCGGAGCTCTTGGAAGATCGCGTCATCTCGAGTATGGCAGAGGCTTTCCTCTCCATTCGAAGTGTAGATGGTGCACCGCTATGGTTGCGCAACTATAATCACTTCGAAGCCTTCTGTAATCGCTTCCGTGACGATGCTGAACTGGATCAGTTCATGGAGCAGTACAACGAACTCGTTAACCCGGAGATGATGGAGACAGTTCGTAAGGCGCTTGAGGAAGCGAAGTCGCAGCGACTGAAGCCTGCTGAGTACGAGGACTTCATCACCGAACGTGTGATGGAGCTCAACGAAAAGCAAAAGCAGAAAGTCCGGGACTAAGCGAGGACCCTGTCTTCCGCGCGATGGCGGCGATCGCGTGTCCTACATGGGCAGAGGTCCTAGCATTTCCGCCGGAAGAACTCCAAGCGTTCAACATTGTCAAAGGCGAATTGAACGGAGATGAATTTCTCTGGGATCAACCGCACTTTGATCGTAAGGCACAGAAGATGACGAAGGGTGTCTGGAAGAGCGTTATGGAAAAAGAAGCACAGGAGCCCGGTCGCGCTGAAAGGGTTAGATGAGCGAACTCCATTTCCACTCACTGAGTCATCTCGCAAAGCATTGTGCAGAGATCATGGCTGCGACTCCTGTCGTAGCTACGGCTTCGTTGCGCCTTGCTTGCGAGGCGGTGAAGCAGGAAATGGATCCGATGTTCGGCATGTATCAATCCGGAAGCGCGCCATTTCAAGCGTGGGAGCCTCTGAAGCAGTCCACGATTGAACGTCGTGAACGTGGCGGATACGAAGGTGATGAGCCGTTGCTCCGCGACGGTGGTCTTCGCGATAGCTACACTGTGAAGTCTGGTCTCTTATGGGCGGGCGTCGGTTCTACTGAAGAGAAGGCACTCGTTCAAGAGGTCGGAGATCCTCAACACAATCTCCCCGCGCGTAGCACACTGGGTCTCGCGTTTGTACGTGCAGAAAAGCGTGCGTTCGCTGCATTCAACGTCGGTGTCGCCACCCTACTCACTTACGGGGCTGGAGCAGCCATGCGGGTGAAACGTCTCACAAAATTGTCTGACACTGATGGGGAACTCATCAGTCTAAGGTAAGTTGTGGTAGGCGGAATCTACACGATTGAGTGTCTCGCTAATAATAGAATCTACGTCGGCTCTTCTATCGATTTGGAGAAGCGTCTACTTCGTCATAAACGCGCACTACATGCAGGCTCGCATTACAATACACATCTACAGAACGCGTGGAACAAGTATGGAGAATCTGCGTTTGTATTCAGTGAATGGCTGATCGTTTCTGATAGAAAAGATCTTCTCGCGTTGGAAAATGCGGCGATGGATTTTTTTGAGCTGGACCGCACTCTTTTTAACATTGTAAGGTCAGCTAAGAGTCCTTTAGGGTTTCGCCACACCAGCGATGCTAGGCATAGAATTAGCGAAGCACAGAAGAAACGGTTTTCTGAAAATGATTATTTAGCGGCGAGCAGAGGTAGAGCTAACGCCACGCGCGGTTTAGGTAAAGGCTCTCGACCTGCGCACTCTGAAGCTATGCGCGCGTCGTGGGCACGCCGGAAAGCTAAAGTGCTGTAATGTTCAGTGCTTGGCGGGTCTCCGTCATATTGAGTGCTGTTAACCGAACCGGTGGTGCGTTCGGTTCTTTGATCGCGTCTTCGAATACCGCGCAGCAGCGTATCATGGGTATTCAGAACGCTATCGCAAAGGTCGGCCCTATTGCGACAGCAGCGTTCTTGACTGCATCCGGTGCACTCGCGGCGTTCGCTGCGCACGGCATCAAAGAAGCTGCGAATTTCGAGACAGCGATGGTGAACGTTCAGGTCGCCACGTCAACGTCTGGCAAAGCTCTGCAAGATCTTCAGAGTATGGTCTTGAACATCTCAAGCCATACCGCGCAGGATGCAACGACGATCGCGTCAGAGACGGCTATGTTCGCGCGTGCTGGCTTCAACGCGCAGCAGGTCAGGCAGTTCATGCCAACTGTTGCGCAATACGCCGACGTGCAGATGCTGTCGCACGGTACAGATCCCGTTGACGCAGTCCGTACTGCCGCGCAGTTCTTACATCTCGAAGGCGCGTACACCGGCGGGGCTGTCAGTCAATCGCTGGAAGCTCTTAACAAGGTATCTTTCCTATCGCCTGAAGATCTGAACAAAGTCGTCACTCAGGGGCGCTATTTCATACCGCTCGCGAAGTCGCTCGGTATGTCTCTGCAAGATACCATCATGGAAGTCGCAGAGATGGGTATCACAGGCTTCCTCAAAGGTAAAGGCGGTACGTCTGTTGCGAACGCCATCATCGGCGGCATCAACGGCGTCTCTTTGACTGCGCATCAGGCCGCTGGCAAAGCTCAAGCTGAGAGCAGACTCGGGCTGATTAACTCAGATGGGAGTGCACGCTTCTTCAACAAGAAGACGAACACGCTGGAATATGCGAACATGTTCGACGACCTTGCGAAAGAGCGTGACGCGTATATAAAAAGCGGTCGTGGTCTTGCGAAGTTTGCGGCGGACGTAGAGGCTGTGTTCGGTAAGACTGCCATGAACTTCGTCTTGACGAAGCTCTCTCCGGCGGCGCGCGAACAGATGCATCGCACCGAAGAGAAGTACGCGCACGAACAAAGCATCAATCAGATGTTCAACGAGTTCATCAATACGTGGAACGGCTTAACGCAACTCCTCGGTACGAACTTCAAGAACATCATGATCGGCATCTTCTTGCCTGCGATCAAGGCGCTAGAGCCAGACATCAAACGCTTCGGCGCATGGGTCGGTACGATCAGCGATTACATCAACGCGCATCCGGATCTCGGCAAGAAGATCGCGATCGGTATTGGCATTGCTATTGCAGCGTTTGCAACGGCGGGCGCAGCGATGGCCGCTACGACGTGGATGGCGATCAGCAACCTCGCTCGTCTAGACCTCGCTATCGCGAGCACCGGCGCTACCGCAGGCGCAGCAGCAGGAGCGAACGTTGTCGGTGCTGTGGCAGGCGGCGCAGGCAAAGGAAAGTTCTTACGGTATCTCATCGGCGCTGATCTCTTCGCAAGCATCTTCGGACCGCTGAAGAGCGGACTCGGAAAAGCTGGAGAATGGCTCTTCGGAAAAGTCGGCGTTCCCGGCAAAAGCATGGGGCGTACGATGTTCGGCGGCATGCATCCGACGTGGAATGCGACGGCTGTCGCACAGGACGCGTCCGCGTGGGCGAAGTCAGCCCCTGGCCGCGCGATGAATGCGGTCGGTGATGTTGTTAAGAACGCACGCGACTGGACGTTCGGGCGCGTAGGTCAGCCTGGCGTGAGCATGGGTCGCACCGCGCTCGGCGGGCGTGCGAGCTTCAACGCGACGTACGCTTTTGAGAGTGTCTTCTCCAAGATCGGCGCAATCATCATGCGTTTCGCTCCGGTCATCGGTGAACTTGGAATGGGTGTCGCGCGTTTCGGACTGCGACTGATTCCGATTGTCGGATGGGTCATGCTCGTGATCCAAGCTCTGCAGCTATTCAAAGCTCACGCTGGCGATATCGGGTGGGTTCTCGGTACGATCGTCGGTTGGATGCGCTTCAAACTGTTCCCTGGAATTGTGAAGGCAGCGCAGGAAGGCTGGACAGCAGTTTCCACGGCTGTCATCAACGGCATCGGCAGCATGCTTTCTTCTATCTGGGCGTTTGTTCAAAAGTTCGCTTCAGATCCGATCGGTATGATGAAGAGTATCTTCTCTGGGAACATCTCTAATCCGATGCAGCAGTTCATCGACAAGTTCAACGCCGCATCAAATGTGCAGCAGTACAGCGGACCCGGACAACCCGCATCGTATGCCGCGCGCAATCCTGGCGCAGCCGGAATGAACCTCACGATCAACGTTAACGGTGGAAGCCATCCGCCCGCAACGATTGCGAAGCATGTGGTGAATGAGATCAATCGTCGTGCGCCGTTTAGTATGCGTGCGACTGCTGCATCTGACTCATCGGCTCGTATTCCTGGCCTCTATCTGAATCAGGTACCGCAGTAATGAGCACGACCAGCACATTCAACGGAGCCGGAGATGCGTCAGGACTGCAGACTGGTTCCGGCAATCAGACGTCTACTGCGAACACGATACAGTTCACGCTCGGCAGCGTTGTCTTTTCGCGCTTTGAAGTTCCTGAAGAATTCGATATCGGTCATGAGATCAAGCATACGATTCATGACTACATCAGCGAGAGCGGCACACCGCTTCGCCAGGTGACGGCGCAGGGCGCGTTTCCGCTGCCAACCGTGTGGACAGGCTTCCTCTACAACTCTACGGCGCTATCGCGCATGGCCGTGCTCGATCAGATGGCTGTCGCGTCTCAGGTCGTCACGTTCAATTATGGCTCGCTTCAGTTTGATGTACTTATCACGAACTTCAAGGCGACGATCCATCATCAGTACGAAGTCAAGTACGAGATCACACTCGTCGTCATTGACAATGCGAACGGTACGGGAACGGTTAAAGACACCGGCGTTTCGTTTGACACGGGTACGCAGTCTTTCGTCGATCAATCTAATGCTGCGGTCTCTAATCTACAAGCAGCCGATCCAGATCTTCCGGCTTCGCTTGTGTCTTCACTCGATGATATCGCAACTGGTATCACGAACTGCACGCCGTTCAAGACCGCGTCTATCACGGATCTGCAAGATCTCATTGATACGATCAATGTTGGTATCTCCGAGCTTCAAGCGTACAACACTCCGCTTCAGAACACTGCCGTTCTTGAGGCGGACTTAGCGAAGCTCAACGCGTCACTGCAAGCTCTTCAAGGTTACGGATTACTGAATGAGAATCTGCTCTTGCTCGTCGGATCACCAGCAGAAACGAATCAGACTGTTCCCGGATTTACCGGTTCGCTCTATCTTCTCGCTGCACAGTATTACCCGAACAGCGATGCGCCTACCATCGCACAACTCATAGCGACGGCGAACAGCATCCCGGATCTCTTCTGTGATACACCGACTGACATCAGTCTTCCGCCGGTGTTCTCGTAATGCAGAACTTCTACGCGCCGCGCGGCTTCGCGTATCTGCAAGGCATCTGGCTTCCTTCTTGGAGTATCGAAGTTGAGCAGACGGCGTACAATACAGCGGACACGATTAACGTCATGTCGGTCCTCTCTACAGCGGATCAAGACTGGGGTAAGGTATCCCAAGCGGCGACCGCGCCCATCCCCTTTCGGGTCCGTGTTGGCGCTGCTACTGATCCTGCTGGCTATAACGGTAGCAGCTTCAATGAGCTTATCTACGGGTTTCTGGATGAGATTGATTCCAACTACGACGACGACACAATCGAGTTCCGTGGACGTGGAGCCTTAGCGTTACTCGTTGATGCGCGCACATCACAACGCGTCAATCAGAATGTAGATATCGCCGATGCAGTCTCTCAGCTTGTCTCGCAAGTCGGACTGAATCCTATTCTTGTCGCTGGTGAGTCGGGTGTGAAGGTCGGTCAGATCTTCAAAGATGACTTCGTCGCTACCGGACGTAACATCCGCGTCTTAGAGTTCTGCCAACTTTTGATCAACGGTATTGGCTGGTTCATGCGTGTGCAAGGTGAGAACGTTCTTATCGGACCTCCGCCCGCAGCGAACAGCGTACCGACAATAACGAAGACACACGGCGCAGGCGGTGATCTCTCGCTAAAGATCACACACTCCGCGCTCCACGCACACGACATCAAGGTTAAGGTCGTCAGCTATCTGCCGAAGACCAAGGGCAGACTTGCGTCTAGCACGGTGGATACGACCGATCTTCTCACAGGTCAGGGAATACAAGCTCCGTCAACGACATCGCCTGCGAATTCAAAGGTGAACGCGCCGATCGGACGTCAGAGCGGATTCGCTACCGGTAACTTCCAGTATTCGCAGCAGCAGGAATACGTCTATCACATTCCCGGTTTAACCGCCGAAGAGTGCAATCAGAAAGCGAAGGCCATTCAGGCGGAGCTTTCTCGACATGAGTTCATCATGGATATGGAGTTTGCTCCGAGCAGCACTGCGGAGCTTACGACGCTTATTCAAAGCTCACCGGAGTTTCTAATCAACCTGCGCGGATGCAGTCAGTCGTCTCACAACCAACTCTATCATCCACGTCACGTTACGTGGACCATCAGCCAAGAAGAAGGTGTACGCGTTAAGGTGACTGCGGTCAATCACGATATCCCACAGGACACAGGCGGCGAATAATGAGCATGACTGAATTCGCAACCCTTCAGAAGATGAATGCTCACTCAAAGAGCCTTCCGCTTCAGGTTACGTACGGCGAGCTCTTAGCGTACGATCCGGCCACGGGGACTGGACAGTTTGAGATGCCATTGCATCGTCAGACGGATAGCACGAACACGACGTCTCAGACGGGAGTCCCTACCGGATTCATTCAGTGCGGTACGATGTTCAGCGGTCCCGGCTACGGTCAACAGTTCCAGCCTCCTGTCGGTGCGCAGGCGCTCATAATTTTCGTCGACATCGGACGGATGCTTCCGATCGCTGCGGTCTTTCTTTTCAACGATGTGGAGACTCCGCCGTTCACGGATGGAAAGTCCAACGGATGGTTGGATTCTAACAGTCAGTTTGTCAAGACAACGAAGGATGGTAAGACTGCAAACGATGGCGAAGGCGGCGTGCGCCTCGGAGCGAATTACGCTTCTATCGTCGCTGCATTGATAGAGCTCGGAGAAGAAGGACTTGCGGATGGTAACGAAGTTGTCCGCAAACAAGATCTTCAGGCGGCGATTAACAACCTCGAAAATTACATCAACGCGCATACGCATTCCGGTGTAGAGTCAGGCGGAGCGGACTCAGGCCCGCCAGTCACAAGCTACAGCGACACCGCAGAAGCGTCCAGCGTGGTGAAGGCGCAGTAATGTCTGATCTATCACTCGATTGGGGACAAGACTTACTCATAGATGAGTCGGGTGATTTTGCCGTGTCGAGCGGGGCCACAGAACTTCAGCAACGGCTCGTCCGTCGCTTCCTAACGAACGCTAGTGATGTGGAGGCTAACGTAGTGAACGCGGTCGGAGACTACGTCTTCGACACGAGCTATGGGGGCAACGCGCGACGCTACGTCGACTCTCTGATTGGTCCTAGCACATTGGCAGAAGTCAAGAATCGTCTGCTGGATCAGATCAACCAAGAAGCCGGTGTGTCACAGACAAATCCGCCGCAGATCGCTGTCTCGCAGGTTCAGAACGGCATCCTTGTAGACTGTGCGGTCACGGCCGCGAACGGTCAGGTCACGCTCATTCCGCAATTGGAGATCTCTAGCTAATGCCGTTAGAACTATCGACTTTCAACGACCTTGTCCTGATCGCACAGAACGCGCTGGCTTCTGCTGCGCCGAATAAGATCACGAACTTGCGTTCGGGTAGTGTCGCGTACGCGTTGATCCAAGCGGCGGCTGGTAACACGCTCGCACAAGAACAACTCATCGCTCACATCTACGCCACTGAGCGCCTCGCGACATCCACCGGAGCAGACGTCGATTCGTTCGTCAACGACTTTGGCTTGACGCGCCTTCCCGCCATTCCAACGACGGGCTCTCTCACGCTCACGCGCACCAGCGGTACGTCTGTACTCGGTGTTCCACTCGGCTCTCTCGTTGCAACGAACGTCACCGGTATTCAGTTCCAGATTATCGCAGACATCAATCAGTCTGCGTACAATCCTATCACGCAGCAGTATCAGTTCGGTGTGGGCGTTACGTCTATCACGGTGACGGTGCAATGTACGACGCCGGGTTCTCTAGGGAACATCGCTGCGAACACGCTGACCGTCATCGTCAGCGGTATCACAGGCGTCACTCAGATTAACAATGCGCAGCAGTTCGTTGACGGTGCGGACGCAGAGACGGACTCAGCACTCAAGGTTCGCTTCATCGCGTACATCGGTTCGCTTGCGACTGCAAACATCGCGTCTATCGAGAACGCGATCATCAGCGTTCAGCCGAACATCACGTACCAACTTATAGAGTATCTACACTTTGACGGTAGCGCGTTCGTGGCTGGATTCACAGTCGTCGCAGATGATGGTACCGGCCTAGGAAATCCGCCGTTCCTCGCAGCAGTGCAAGCGGCAGTTGAAAAGGTTCGCGCGGCAGGTTCTCAGTTTGAAGTACACGCGCCGACCAACGTCACGATCAACGTCTCATGTACAGTCGCAGTCATAGCCGGTACGGCTCCGGCCGTTGCGCAGTTGAACGCACAGAACGCGATCACTGCGTACATTCGTAGTCTCGGCGTCGGCGTTAACGTTTCTTACTCTGCGATTCAGAATGCCGCAACGAACGCGGCTGGCGTATTCTCAATCACGGATCTGCTGGTTAACGGCGGTGAGACCGACGTCACGATCTTGGACACGGAGCTCGCCGTTACTGGAACGGTCACGTTCGGCTAATGTCTGCTCTCACTGCAGATCAGTACGTTCAGCGACTGATACAACTATTCCCGGGTCCGTGGGCTGGCGAAGCAGCGTATCAGCCTGGCGGGAATCTCTACGCGATCTTGTACATGTTCGCTACGCTACTCGCAGAGAACAGCAGTCAGATTGATTACGTCCAACTGCAGTCGCGTATCGCAACGGCTACGGATACGAACCTTGAAGCGATCGCAAAAGATTTCTTCGGTCCAGGTTACACGCGGTCGCTCGTGCTGGCACCGGCTGGAACGTATCTCATTCCTGAAACAGACGCAGCGTTCTCTCAGCGGATTCGCACGGACATCGTCGCACCGAAGAACACACTCGCGGCCATCGCAGCGAAAGTCAACGAGTATCTTCAGACGTACTACACGGCGCAGGTTGTCGGTGAGCAGAATCTGTTGGGACTTGACACGGCCGGTAGTCTTGACGGCGTCGGTGCACTCGATGGACGCCCGAGCGATCTTCCGC